TCCTCACACATAATTTCTTCATAAACGGTTTCTTGGTATTCATTGATCGTTTGCTTGTACCTCTTTTCTTTTTTAATTCTATTAATAAATGCGTGATATGCAATAGTAGTAAAATACGAGAAAGGATTCGAATGAGATTCAATATTAAACTTTTTATGTTTCAGAGCAGTGAACATCTTTACAACTGCATCTCCAACCATTTCATCTTTATAGGTGTAGTTTATAAAGTTTGTAGCATAACTGAGACCTATAGCAATCTTATGTACAGATTCAGCTAAAACATCATCGAGGTTATCAGTTTCATAATAGACTTTAATCTGATTATAAAACTCTTTCGGGTTTACATAATACTCCTTCTTTTTACTTTTCGAAGTGGGTTGTTTGCTCATATTTTATATTTTCTGATTTATAAAGTTGTTTACGCTGCTCTACATGTCTTTGTCCGTATATTAAATTGTCAGCAATATCAAAGATTATAAGCTGCTTTTTATCTTTATGCAAGCGAAGGCCGCGACCTATACTTTGAATAATGCGTATTTTTGCTTTACCCCCATTCGCGAAAACGATATAATGCAAATTTTTGATATTAATACCCGTAGAAAATATTTTAGAGATCGCTATAACTATAACATTAGTTTCTGTTTCCATTAACTGCTGTATTTTACGTCTCTCATCTACTTCTACATCTCCACATATAAAGAATACTTTCTTACCTTCGCAGTAGTTAGACACGTATTCTAAAAGTATCTCCCCATGTTCTATATAGTCTATAAGTATGAGAGTATTATTATCTAATCTCATAGACAACTTACTTATAAATGTATTTCTATATGTATTGTTTTTTATATACTCTCCTTCTTGAAGATAAAAACTTACTGGAAGATCTTTATTATAAATATCAGTTTGCTTAGCTTTATAATTGAGTTCAAAAATATGTACTCTTGCGGGGGTTACATAATTATCTTTTCTTAACTCATATGCTTTTCTCTCGTACAGCTGAGGACCAATCTTACCGAATATATTCCATTTGTCTAGAGGTTCATCTGGTAGAGTACCAGTAAAGCCAAACTTATGTTTAGTCTTTATTGATTTAATAATTTTATTAATTTTATTATCTCGTCTCAGCTTATGAGTCTCATCAACTATAAGTATGTCTATATCTTCTAACCACTTAGTATCACTTTTTTCGCTTTGAAGTATACCCATGTTAGCAACTACTATGTTAGTATTGCTGTTTAGATCATTACTACCAGACCATATAGAATGAGTATAGTTAACTTTATATTCATTAAAGTCACTATGAGTTTGATTGACCAGGCCCAAATCTGGTACAATAATTAATCCTTTGAAAAATTTATTAACGTTTTGATAGTAATATTCAAGTAGACCAGCCATTGTAAGAGTTTTACCACCTGCCGTAGCTAGTACAATAGTACCTCTACCAGCATTGATACACTTATCAACAATTTCTTGCTGATAGTCTCTAAGCTCAAACTTGAGTTTATAATCTATAGTGGGTTTAGGTAAAGAAGGAAATAGTACTTTGAATACTTCATCGTTTATATCAAAGCCAATTTTTTTCTCTTTGCAATATTTTATTATCTCCCCGACTAATCCAATATCACATTTACCTTTTGGTGTTATAGCGTATATACGGTCTTTTATAAATCTTGATCTCAGTCTACGTTGAAAGTTAGCTGCTTTATTTTCTACACTAAAATTTTCTCTGACTAGATTTAATTCAGGTCCTTCTAACTGAGCTTGAAATTGATTATGTAAAGTTAGATATATCATTGAAGTTCTAACTTTTCTAACTCAATCAGATTTTTGATGTCCCATTGTATACTATTGACTATATTCTGTATTTTTTCTAAATACTCGAGAATAAGTTCTTCTTCAGATATTTTATCATCTATAATAGATAATTCGTTACTGTTTTGAACAGACTTTTCTGCTATAGTGAGATTTATTTTGACTGGAGATTCTTCAATATATTTTGAAATTAATTCTTTACGTAGTTCTTTTTTCTTAGCTTTGAGTTTAATCAATCTACGTTTATGATTAATATATCGGCCAGCCCACTTGTGTTTTAAGGAAGGTAGTTTGGATTGATGATCTCCAAGATTAAGTTTATTTAAATTAATCTCAGGCTTTAATTCATTAGTATAATTATCTAATATCTCATCAACGTCCATAAATTTATTATACATATATTGTATAAAATGCAACTACGGTTTTTTGAGATAGTTTTCAACGGGTCTCTACAAACCATTTACTTAAAATATTTAAAATTGCAACTATAGTGATAAATACTTATATGGATTATGATACCTTGTATAAATCTTATTTAGCTGAGTTTACTGTTGCTGATGCTGGGCTAGCTGGTGATGCAGATTTTGCTTATAATAGTGATGATACCTATGCTCCCGGAGATGCAAGAATACCTAAAGCTTTAGGAGCAACTATTTCTCGTAAAGGTAAAGTAAAAAAGAAGCGTAAAAAAAAACTAAACGAAAATAAGACTATACATGACTATTTGATTATGCCACCCGCAGGAGATGATCAAGAAAATATAGTTAATAATATTGCAGTACTAAAATCTAATCCTGATGAAGTCTATAGAGGAATGTCCTCTGCGGAATATAAAAATTTACTTAAACATAAAAAGGTTGTATCTCGGGGCGCTGGTAACACCCGTAAAGGTATAACAGGTAGTTATGTTTCAGATAGTATACAACTAGCTGGTAGGTTTGCATTTACAGAATACAAACAAAAAGGTAGAGCATTTTTATTATCTATAGATCGTGATAAATTACCAGATCTAAATCCCGCAGATGAGGGTAATTATTGGACTTCAAACTTACCGTTAGATGCAGTTAACAAGGTATATAATTTGCAAGATCTGGCTAAGTAATATATATTCTTATGCCAAGTAAAGCTAAGGCTAAGGGTAATGCCTGGGAAAGAGATGTAGCTAAGCATCTAAGTGAAATTTTCAATGAAAACTTTATGCGTGTCCCTAATTCTGGTGCTTATACCGGTGGTGCTAACGTTTTTCGAGTTAGTAATCTTACTGAATCTCAGCGTAGAATGATGGACGGGGATATTATTGTTCCTGAATCTATTTGTAACTGGAAGTTAGAATGTAAAAACTATAAAGAGTTGGAGTTTCATCAGTTTTTTACTGAATGTAAGAGGTTAGACGGGTGGATTGAACAAGCTCAAAGTGGTAGTTTATGGTTTTTGATTGTAAAAATTACTCGTAAATGTAAATTTATACTTTTCTCTAAGAAATTGCATGGAAGTTTCAAGTTTACAAATTATACTCGCTATAAAAACTATACCATAACTGATTATGATGGTTTTTTTGAGACTAATTTAGATAAAATACGAGAGTTAAATGAAAATCCAATACATAACTCATGTCATACCTAGTACTAAATATAAATTAGTAAATCTTAATCAAGTATTTGCTAAATCTCATATTGAGCATGTAAAAAATATATTTGAAAAACAGCTTTCAAATAAATCAGTAATTAAAAAATACTTTTACCATACATATATAAACAATATATGTAAATGTATTATAGATAATAATAAAAAATATATCCCCGTTTTATTATTCAATCCATCAGATGAAGATATTAGTACTGAAGAAGAAAAAATGTTTGATAAATTTATCAAAATGTTTCCAGTACAAAATATGTCTATAAAAGTTAATTTTAATTATTTCATAAGATCTCTTGATGATAAAGGCATGAGAGAAGAAATATCTAATATAATACAATCTAATCAAAATAAACTATCTCGTAAAAACTTTTATTTCTCTAAAATTGAAAAGTTTTGCAAAAAATATGAACTTACTTTTCTAGATAAAAAGTTCTTTGGAGATATAAAAAATAAGATGCTAATGATATAAATAATTATAATGAGCAAGTTTTTATCTATTATTGAAGCAATGGTTCCTAGCAAAGATACTACTACATCAGTATTATCTGCTATACAAAAGAAACCTGATAGTGAACTATCTCCTGCAGAAAAGAAGGTAAAGTCTGCTTATATACAAAAACTTAATAAAATAGCATCTAAGCTACAAACTGAAGAAGAGGATAATGATCAAGTAGCTCAGGAGCCTCAACCAGAAGCTCAACCTGAAACAATGTCTCCTGAAGGTGAGGTTTTTTATGTTGATTTGATTAAGAAAGCTTTATTTGTAGATCTTGA